ATGTAGTATACATCTTCAAGGAATGGGTTGTTGACGCTGCTGAATGGTATATCATTCCCCGGGCCAATGGTATGAACCTTGTCAAGGGCATTCCATAACCGTTTGAGGTCTTGATCAAACCTGCCGGCATCACCCATAAGCGGGGTCACCGGCCCATAATCCTCTAGCCCCGTGGCTAGGGCGAGGTAAACCTGGTCAACGGTACACTTACTGGACAGTTTAGCGCCTTTGTAAAGGCGTTCCCATACGTCCACGTACATATGGAAATCATTGGTGAACTGCGTGTACTGGCCGACACCTACGCCCACCTTGCTGGCGACGTACTCCTGAAGGAAGGAGAGATGGACGGCGTTGGCCCCGTATGCGCCCCACAGAATGTCGTTCGACCGGTTGCTCACGGTCATGTCCAGACAGCCGTAACGGATGCGGAACATCACCTGTAGGTTACAGGGCTTGGCCAGGGTGGTGGTTAGGTCTTCTGGGTCCCACATAGTGAGCACGGCGCGGCGGGTGGTGGGGTCCGCCTTGATTAGCTTGATTACCTCATCGAGCTGGTCGAAGCCCCAGTGGTGGCGCCAGCGATAGCCGTAGCCATCGGTGATCACCCCTTTATAGCCGAACCGGGTGCCAAAGTCCTTGATGTAGAAGTCCAGAGGCGCAGCGTCCTCCCGCCCCGCCAGCATCCACATAGCCTCGACCAGGTGGAAGAATGGATTGGCGTTCCGCACAGGACTCAGCAACACCCTCTGGGCGGGTGAGCGATAAATGGTGGCCACCGGCCCCTCGGGATAGGCGATAACCGGGCCGTTTCGGCTATCCTGCACTTCTCCGTGGCGGAGGAGCAGCATAATGCCACGGGGCAAAGCCTCGCGAACATTCTCCACAGTGAATCTAAACATGCCTTCCCTCGCCAAATCTCCCAGCTCAATCGCCATACGACACATCCACCAGTTCGAGCACCCGCTGAAAGGCTGATTCTCTATCTAGCCGTTCGACCGGCACCCCGATAGCCTTCAATTTCTTGGTATTGGAGCTGATCGAAACAACCTTGTCAGCCACCAGTCCCGGCTTGAGCGGCTTGTAGTTGCGCATGGATACTACGCGCCGCTCGTTGATATCGGCCTCACACTGCTCGATTGGCGTGGTTAGCTCGATTATATGTAAACCAGACGTGGCCCGGTGGAGGCGCGCTAGCCGGTCGATACCATACATGGAGATGATCACGCCCTCGAAGATCACGTGGTTCTGATGGCGGTCAAGCTCGGCTATCGTGGACATGACCCAGTCCGCGATACCCTTGGCGCTGAAATTGTCGCAACCGCCAGTCGGCGTCTCGTACGGACCCACCACCGCTATGTTGCTCTTGGTGCTCTGGTAGCCGATGGGCTTCTTCTTGTCGCCCAGGATACCAAGCCACGGCCCGCGCGCCTCCATGACCCGGCGTACCAGGGTGGACTTGCCCGCGCCGTTAGTTCCCCGGATATTGATGAGCATATATCCACTCCTGGACCGCGTGCGCGGCGGCAAGATACTCTGCGCTGGGCGTCTTGGTGATCTCTTGCCCGGGCTGATATGTTGCCCAGATGCGTTTGCGTAGGTGGGCGGGCAAGCGGAACCAGTGTTCGCGGCACCCCCACAGCTTGGGTGGCACCGCCTTGGGGCAACCGGGCCAGTGACAATGGTGGGTCATCGGTGCCCCTTAATGTCCATGGCGTGCTTAACGATCAGCGAGGCAAACGCTAGCGCCTCTTCCGGCGGCAAGGCGAACCAGGCAGTGGGCTTGAAGAAATCCACACGCACCGTTTTGCGATACGTGGTGATGGCGATGTTGAGACCGCCTTCATCCGTGGCATCTAGCTTACCCTTGGGAAAGTCGCCAGTGGGGCCGAGTTTGTGCTCACTCATCATTGCCATCCGCAGAAAGTGGTTTGTTGCGCCGATGTTGTATTGGGTGGCTAGCCGCTCTAGGTGCGGTAGCATGCTGGTGATAAATTCCTCGTCAGTCACACGCTTATCCTCAACGTCCCTGCTGGGCCGTTATTGTCTGATTCGGCGTTGATCAGATAACGCATGGGGGCGACCGGCCAAGGTGCCCGATCAGTAACTGGCCAGGATATCGGCCCTATGTCTGGCAAGCAGAACCGACCACCGGTGCCGCTGCCATAGGTGTAGCCTATCGCGGCAAACAGTTCCGGGTAATCCTTGACCCGAACCAGTGCGCCGTTGCAAATCAAGTGTTGGGGGCGGATTATCGGCGGCCACGGAGCGCGCGGCATTAGCATGAGCGAGGGCAGCCGCACGATAGCGGGCGCAGCGATTAGACCGGCGAAGAAAGAACGTCTGTCGAGGGTCATAGGAACCACGTGATCATCGAATAGCGTATGCCGGTGTTGACCGGTAGGATTTGATGGGGATACATGAACTGGGGCGGGAACATGAGCGCGCAGCCGCCGCGCAGCCGGAACGGTTCGTCATCCCAGAACTTGAATTCACCACCAGTGTATTCGTTGTTGAGAGCTATCGACATTGACAGCACCCGGGGCACCATATCGTCGCGGTGCTGGCCGATGAACTGGCCCGGTTCGTAGCGCAGAATATCGAAGCCGGAATCAGAGCGTGAGGTCAGCGGGAACTTGCCCCTGTAGATGTTGAGAGCACGCAGGGAGGCGTCGAGCAGGATATCGTCGGCCCGCTTGGCTATCCCGAGCTTAGCGGGCGTCAGAGGGTAGTTGCCCATTACTGCCGCTGAGAGAGGGAACGTGGTGCAGGTGCGCTCGGGGTAATCCGGCGACGCATTGGGCACGCGCCACTGCTCGCCCTCTGTGACGCTTAAAATTTCCTTACACGTCAGTGGGTCCAGAAGGGGCTCAGTGACCATGATGAATTCTTTGAGGTCCGCCATCGCTGGTCTCCTATAGCAACACCCACAGCACTTTCTATCCGATTTGCAACACGGGAAGCGACAGGTGGCGAACGGATTCACCGCTTGTTCCAATACGCTGCCAGGTCAGCAAGCTGGACTGGGGTGGGCCGCGCGATGGTGGTCTTGTCGCCCGCCCGCTCACTCTTGCGAATTTCTTCGCCAGCGCATTGCCAACACCAGATAGCGTCAGCGTGAGGGGAGCTAACCGCCACCCACACGTCCGCGCCGCATAGGTCGCAGAACCCGGGTTGCGACTGGACTGGCGGGCTGAGCACATCCTCGCAACGTAGACAGACTAGGGGGTTCATGGTTATGCCGCCGGTAGAAGCAACAGCGCTTCGTTGTGCATATGCGCCAGAGCGCGAAGGCCCTCAATCCCGTCCCTCTTGGCCTCAGCCACCAGTATCGGAAGGCCGGAATCAATGGACTGCTCGATTTCACCCCGCGTGGCTACCCGGCCCTCAGCGTACCAGTCCACCCGGATAGGCTTACCCAGCCGGAATAACACGCCCTGGCCCGCTTGGAAAGGCTTGGCCTTGGCGCACTGATAGAGCGCCACCGCGCCGGGGTTGCGCGGGATCATGATGCCCGCCACCACCGGATCATCGGGCATGTTCTTGGCGTTGCGCTTCTCACGCGGGTTGGTGAGGAACGGACACGCCTTGGCGGCAAACTCGGCACACTCCCGATGGCACGGCGGTTCGGACGTGACCCGGTTGATCACGCACATCGGCCCAATCACGTAGATGTTAGACTGGCCCTCCATAGACCCACCGCAAATCCAGCACTTACGGCGGTTATGCGCCATCCACAGCTTACCCGGGCCGATGATGCGAAAGTCAGGCTCGCCTGTACCGGCGGGCACGGCTCTGCCGTCCTGCATCCAACAGATGAACCACGGCACCGGATAGCCCCGGCCATCACGGGGCAGCCGGGCAATGCGCTCGGGCATTGGGGGCAGGGCGATCATATGTTGCGTCCTCATTGACCAAGTGCGCGTTGATCCGCTAGGAACTCATTGAGTGGCTGTGTGCCTTTTTTGGAATTACAAGGGTGGCATAGGGCAACGCAATTGCTCTGTATGGTTCTGCCCCCCTCAGCCCAAGGAACCATGTGATCACCAACTGGTAACAAGAACGCATCGAATACCCCATTACACCCAAGACACTTACCATGTTGGCCAACCGCTGACTGCGCAACTTCAGTATCATAAAACATGCGGCGGGTATCGCGCTCAACTGTGCTTTTTACCACCACGAAGAACGATTCAACCTTAGAGTATGGAATTGGCTCGCGGTCCTGGATGTAGGTTCTAACCATCCTCCATACGCGGTCACGCTCCGGGCTTCTATCCCCGTTCTTCTTGAACTCATCTTTGTTAGATGTGCTTAACAGCTCCAGCATATCTTTATCACGTCCGATGGGATGGGTTAATCCACCCTGTCGACCTTTCCCGCCGCCATCCGCCTCCAAGCCTTTGATATATTGGTCAAGGTACGGATCAATCCAAGGCATTAGGGAATGGGCAAGGTCAATGGCGGTTGCCCCCGTCAATTCAACAGGGCTATCCATCCACTTTGCTGTTCTCATCACATACATGAATAACTTGACTTCTGGGGGTCGTGGCCGGTTACGGCTTGGTGTGTATCGAGTTGCTCCGCCTCCGCCCATCACGCTGCCTCCCTGAATGCCGGAGCGTGGCGCAGGAGTGCCTCGGCGGTATCGCCCCACCCCGATAGGTGATGGCGGATTTCATTGGTGTCCTTGCCCACCGGATAGTGCCCGTTCATGTGACTCTTCCACTTACAGAGTACCGTCTCCGCCTCCTGGACCCCGCACTGGCGTCGCCCCGCCGCTGGCTCCAGATACTGACCCACGCGCCGGATTAGATCGCCATAGGCCCCGGTGCCCCGGTCGGGGTCCGGTCCCGCTAGCATGGTTAGCGCCGCCGCCGGTTCCTTGTACAGCAGGGGAATGCTGGGGGCAAACTCTATCGGCTGGCCCGCGCAAACCTCAAGCATATCCGCCACCTTGAAGCCTATCCAGGGGCCAAACAGCGGCCACCGGCTGGTCACGTGCTTGATGATCTCGTCGGCGGTCTCAAACGGGTACAATGAGTTGACCCAAGTCTCCGCTGGGCGGGTGGCGAACATCTCCATCGCATAAACGCACTTGTCGCCCCGGAAATGACGCCGCTCTGTGCCCCGGGGCCAGCGGGTTCCAAGTGGCGATAAACTATCGTTTCTTGCCGCTTTTAACATCTGATCCCAATACCGCCCATCGGTGAACTCGGACATGTACGAGGCCGCACCCATATGGTAAAAACACCAGTAGGCGAATAGCCACCGCCTGAACTGGTCATGGGTCAGGTTTACGCGACAGAGCGCAACATACACCGGGTCAAGATCACCAGTAGTGATCAGGGCGTCGGCGAAATCTTCGATAAGCATTCCAGTATAACCTCTGCGGCGTTGTCCCGATTGACAACGATCTTGCGCACCCCTAGTGCCTGTAACTTACCTACGTAATTACGGGCACGTACATTGGTGCCGTAAATGTTGGATATCGCTAGCTGGTCGCGGGTCTTGCCCGACCGGGCCAGTATCGCGCTGATACAAGTCTCCACTGGTGTATCGAGTAAAACTAATGTAACGTTCTGATAGCCTAGCGCGCGGAAAAAGTCAATTCCCCGCGTATGACTCATCATACGTATACCTTCAAACAACACGTTATACCCGGCCTGGTGCGCGCACCGCACTGTCTCCAGGTTGTAATCCCTGTCTTTGATCGCGTCGCAACCTCTGGCGGTGATCGCGTGATACTTGCCCACGACCACGAGTGGACCGCCAAGGGTCATCTCGTAGCCGCGCACCTTCTTCGTGGCGTCATCCAGTATCGCCTCCACGTCCGGAGCGGCGGCCATCACCTTGTCGATGATGGTCGATTTACCGGACCCGTTGGTGCCGCACACCTGTATGATCACGCTGCCACCTCCTGACGCATATCCTTGAGATCGAAGGCCTTGCCGCTAGCTAACAGGTCTGAGCCACAGGGAGCCTTGCCTGTGGTCTCCGCGCACCGGAGGCAGCCGGAGGGTGGACAGACTTCTAGCGGGGCGAACCCGCCGCCCCTCTTAACGTATGTCGGCACACGATGGCCGTGGCATTGGTCTGCGGTTAGGAACTCCGGCCCCATTGAAGTCCACGCCCCGGTCTTGATGGTATATTCGTAGCACAGGGAGTAGGTCATACCGTGCCGCGTGGCAGCGGCCTGATATCGCGTGTGGCCTTCGCGCCGATATGTCTCGGTGACAGTCCGCTGGCTCCCGGCCTGGTTCTCAGTGAACAGGTCGATAAAGCCTTGAGCGCGGTTCGCGCCAAAAGCTTTGCTGATCCTTTCCTCCATAGAGGCGCGCCAAGGGTGATTGGCCTCGACAAACTTGACGATGACGTGGTTTGCTCCGTTGGCGGCTAACAGCCCAATTAGCTCCTCGATATCCTCATGGGTGGTGATCCCGGGCACAACCGGGTTACACTGGATGGAAACATAGATGTCGCGCATGCGCGCCTCGCGTATCTCGCTAAAGTGCTGCGCTAGCGTGATCGCCCCGGGCGATAACTTTGCCCAGTCATCCTCATGCGGCGTGTTGATCGATTTCTGCATGTAGGAATGGGGGTTCTGGCTCATAAGATCGTAGGCCCAGCCGGGATAGCTCAGGCGGGAAAGGAAGAAGATGGGGAGGCCCGCGTTAACGAAAGCCTCCGCGCCGCGCTGGGTATTATGGTAATAATCCTCCAGCGACAGGAAGGGGTCTGTAAAGCTGGAGAAATACCCGGCCTGGGC